CTTCTTCTTGATACGCTTGTTCTTTGCTGTCATGTTCCTTCTCCGATCTGCTTAGGGTTAGCGTTAGCCACCACGCCCCGGGGGGCGGGCGTGGCCAATGCTAGGCCAGGACTGGTTTCGGCGGCTTCGGAGCTATGTCGGCGATACGATGCACCTCGACGCGATGGTAGCCGTGCAGGTGGCGACTCAGATCGCCGTAGAAGTTGTGCCAGTTCCCGCACAACGGGCAGATAAACTTGTGTGCCATGGTCTGTCCCTCACTTTCGGATTATTGAATCTATACCCATCATAGCCCATTACTACTACTAAGTAAAGAGTAATACGAACCACTTATGCAGCAATCTGGCCGGTTTTCGGGCTGGGCTCTTGACTCTCAGGGGTCCGCGAGCGTAACGTGGGCGCGATGGACTGACGCAATCAACATTTGTGCGCAGCGTCACCAGCTCCGGCTGGACAGGCGATGCCGGGACGTGGCGCCCTGGGTCAAGACCGACGGGTCGCAGCTAGTAGTGGTCAGGCTAAAGACCACGGCGGGATTGAGTCCGCCATATCAAATCGTGCCTGGATGGGGATTACAGGATGCCGAGTTACGTTCTACCCAGATACTGGGTGACGGGTGACGAAAGGTTCCCCGGTTTTCAAGACTTTCCCTTTATGCGTCTACACGAGAGGACTTCCTTTAGTACCAGTCACTTAGAGTCACCCGTCACCCGGTGACGGGGGTACGTTCTACCCAGATACGAGGAGGCCCTGATGCCCAGGTACGAGGTTCGGTGCGAGGATTGGCTGACGGCTACTCGGTGCTTGCGGTGTCGGGTAACTGCGCTCCAGGGCTTTGATCCCACTCAGTTGGAAAAGATTGTACGTGGGGTTACTCATATAAACCACCCACATTGCAGTTGTTGTTCTGACCGCAACTACCGAACTCTCGTTTATCGTCTCGGGTTATTTGGAGCGTCTCCGCATACTTTGAAGCAGACCGCAGCTTGGTTAGGGGTTACTTCTGAGCGTATCCGTCAGATTGAGGCGAAGTGTCTCAGACGAGTACGCAGTTTCATCACGGCTGGCTCAGATGCGTGAGGCGTGGGAGCGGTTGCAGTGCCGGGTGGGGTGGCACCGGATGGATCGGAAGGTGGTGTCCAAGCTACCTGGGGGGCTGCTGAGGTGTAGCCGTGCCGGGTGTCGGCAGGTATGATGCTCGACGCTGTGATGGCGTTGATCGGCCGGATGGAGACGGAGCTCGACGCGCTGCCGGCGGGTGACGTGATCGATAGCGACGGCGAAGAGACGGACAATGAGAGTGAGACGATGCGTATCAAGGTTGAGCGATGCTGGCTGGTGTATGGATTGTTAGGTTTAGCTACTTACCTGGGCGCCGCGCTAATCCTGATTGATTGGCTAACTAGGAGTCCCTGATGCCCAGGTATGAGGTGAAATGCAGGCGGTGCCAGGCTGGCGGGGAGATCACGATGTCGTTTCGGGAGTTCGATGATCGGGTGATACCTCCGGAGAGGACACGGCTTCAGTTGGGGCATATCAGGGCGGTTCCGTGTCCGACGTGCGCCGTGGTGGCGTTGTCGTTGGTCCCGTCGGCGTTCACGTTCTCGATATGAGCGAATACGCGGAAATTCTGTGGCATCGCTTCCAGTGCTTGGTGCGCTGGCATCGGTTAGACCGGGAGATCAAGATGGGTTGGTGGTATCAGCCTCATTGGCCCAAGCTCTACGGATGTAGCCGTGCCGGGTGTCGGCAGTACCGTATCAGGAAGGCGTGATGGAGCTGATTTGCGGTTACTGCGGGGCAGAGATCACCGAAATGTATATCAGCATTGGGTTAACCGATCCATCGACGGCTGAAGACGAGTTTGAGAAAGAGGCGAAGTTTCAGCACGAGCAAGGGTATCACGTCGTTCTGATGCCCACCACGACAGGGTCGGAGAACGTCACCGTGACGTTTGATGCCTAGTTGCATCCACTTCTGGAAGCTGACCCCGCCGAGTCAGGGTGGTGCCAGGGGGATCAGTGTGGGCGTGTGTTTCTACTGCGGTGAGCGGAGGGAGTTTCCCAATGAGGAGCAGACCGAGGGGAAGAGGCCGATCTGGCAGCACACGAGGAAGAACCAGGGCGTGAAGGTGCGATATTGACCCTCGTGGTACACTATTATGGGACTTCCCTGCGATGGCTGCCGGGGGGTGGGATTGCAGAGCAAGTCCCAGTTCCTCCTTTCGCCCCCTGGCCGGTTGATCTCGGCTGGGGGGTTTTTCGTGTCAGCGAATAGGAGGCGCAACTATGCAGATACGTGACCGGATCAAGGAGCTGAGGCGCGTCCCGGCGTCGGAGCTTATCCCCAACCCAAAGAACTGGCGCACCCACCCTGTCGAGCAGCAGGACGCGCTCAGGGGAGTGTTAGCCGAGGTTGGGTATGCAGACGCCCTGATCGCCAGGGAAACGCCGGAGGGGCTGATGCTGGTGGACGGGCATCTGAGGGCCGAGACAACGCCGGACGCGGACGTCCCGGTGCTGGTGCTGGACATCAACGAGGCCGAGTCCGACCTGATGCTGGCGACCCTCGACCCGCTGGCGGCAATGGCTGGCCGGGACGAGGAGCGGCTGACGGAGTTACTGGCGACGGTGTCATCCGATAACGACACGGTGAACGCTCTCCTCCAGGCCGTGGCGAACGGGTACGAGCCGCTGACGATATTAGACTCTGAGCCGCCCGATAATCCATATGTGCAGACCGTGGATACTCCGATATATGAACCGTCGGGGCCGCAGCCGGAGGTCGCCGAGTTATCCGACCGGAATAAAGCTGACGAGTTGCTCCGCGAGATACGGGATGCTGAACTACCGAAGGAGGTCGAGGGGTTCCTACTAGATGCGGCAGAGCGGCACGTCGCCTTCAACTTCCAACGGATCGCGAACTATTACGCCCACGCTCCCGCTGATGTCCAGGCGTTGATGGAGCGGTCGGCCCTGGTGATCATCGACTACGATCAGGCCATCGAGAATGGATTCGTTCGGCTCAAGGAGGACATCGACACTGCCTTCCATGAGGACTTCCCCTATGCGTGAAGACTTCTGTGCCTTCATCCTGTCACACGGCAGAGCGAACAACGTGATCACGTACCGGACGCTTCAGACCCACGGCTACACGGGCAAGGTATTCATCGTGATCGACGACGAGGACGAGACCGGTGAGGAGTACAAGCGCATCTATGGCGACGACGTCCTGGTGTTCTCCAAGGACGAGGTCTCGCGTTACACTGACCAGTTCGACAATTCTACAGACCGTCGGACGGCTCTCTGGGCGCGGAACGCTTGCTGGGACTTGGCGAGGCAGATGGGTTATCGGTACTTCATCCAACTGGATGATGATTATGTCTCATGGCGGTATCGCCGACTGGGGATGGGCCATTCCACGAGTATCTCAGATGCTCCCGAGTATCATACTTGGAAGATAAAAAGCCTTGATAGCGTATTCGATGCGCTCGTTCGGCTTGTTGTGGCGACACCCATCAAGACGATTGCATTATCTCAGGGCGGCGATCATATCGGCGGCGTGGAATCGAGACGGATATTCCGACGCAAAGCCATGAATAGTTTTGTCTGTGATGTTAATAAGCCTTTTCTGTTCCGAGGTAGGATTAACGATGACGTAAACACCTATATTGCTTTAGGCCGAACTGGAGACTTGTTCTTTACATATATGCCGCTTCAACTCGACCAACTTCGTACTCAGACAAACAAAGGGGGTATGACTGAGTTGTATCGGGAGTCTGGTACTTATATGAAATCCTTCTATACGGTGATGGCGGCTCCTTCTTGCACGACAATTAGGTCTCTCCACAACAGTCGGACTATTGGGCCGCAGAATCCTCGCCTCCATCATAGGATTAACTGGCATCGGGCCGTTCCGCTAATTATAAGACAAGGGTTCAAGAAGGCGGTGGAGGTCTAATGCCAAAGCGCAAGCAGCCGGGGCTATATCCGACGCCGCAGAAGCGAGCCGAGTGGGAGCTTCGCCGGTATCAGATGCTGGAGTTGTACAAGGGCGGGGCGACGGAGAAGCAGATCGGGGAGACCCTGGGCGTCGACAAGTCCCAGGTTCACCGGGACATCAAGCGCGTCCTGAACGACCTCGCCGAGAGGCACATCGGCATGGCCGACCAGATGCGTGCCCTCCAGATGGAGCGGTACACGACCCTCCTGTCCCGGTGGTGGCCCCAGGCTCTCAACGCTGACGAGACCGCGACCAAGATGGTGATGTCCATCATGCACCGGATCTCGGAGATCAACGGCGTGATCCCGAAGGAGCCGCTGATCACCATCGACCAACGTTCAATCCACCTGACCCAGGGCGAGGTCACATTCTCAATCGAGGCGGCGAGTGGTAACTACCTCAACGGCGACGGCCCCAACGGTAACGTACCGGAGGCCCAGTCTCTACCCGAAGCAGCAGAGGGCGATCTTCAGCCCTGACCGCTACGGGATCATCGAGGGGTCAACCAAGTGCGGCAAGACCGTTGCCTGCATCGCGTGGATACTGGAGCGGGCTATGGGCGGGCTGCGGGGTCAGGCGTACTGGTGGGTCAGTCCCGTCTACCCCCAGGCCAAGGTCGCCTTCCGGCGGCTCAAGCGCGGCCTGCCGGAGACCCTCTACGCGGCCAACGAATCCGAGCTAACGATCACGTTGGTAAACGGGGCGATCATCTCGTTCAAGTCTGCGGAGAAGCCTGACAACCTCTACGGCGAGGACGTCTATGCTGCCGTGCTGGACGAGGCGACGAGGATGCGGGAGGAGGCGTGGCACGCGATCCGCTCTACCCTGACTGCGACCCGTGGCCCAGTGCGGATCATCGGCAACGTCAAGGGTCGGCGTAACTGGGCGTATGCCCTGGCACGTCGGGCCGAGGGAGGGGAGCCGGAGTGGGCGTATGCGAAGCTGACCGCCACGGACGCCATTGACGCGGGGATCATAGCGTCGGAGGAGATCGACCAGGCCCAGCGGCAGCTCCCGGAGAGCGTGTTCCGTGAACTCTACTTCGCCGAGCCGTCAGACGACGGCGGGAACCCGTTCGGGCAGGAGGCTATCAGAGCTTGCATCGGGGACGTCTCCGGCGATCCTGCGGTGGTCTACGGGGTCGACCTGGCGAAGAGCGTTGACTGGACGGTCGTGGTCGGCCTCGACGAGACCGGTGCCGTCTGCCGGTTCGACCGATACCAATGGCCCTGGGAGGAGACTGTCCGACGGCTGGCCCAGGAGATCGGCCTAACGCCCGCTATCGTGGACTCGACAGGGGTCGGCGATCCTATCGTTGAGCGGCTCCAGCGGGAGCTACCGAACGTCGAGGGCTACCACTTCTCCTCCTCGTCTAAGCAGAAGTTGATGGAGGGCTTGGCGATGGCGATCCAGACTGGGGAGGTGAGGTATCCGCAGGGCGTGATTGTCTCCGAGCTTGACGTGTTCGCTTACGAGTACACCAGGACGGGCGTCCGGTACTCTGCGCCAGACGGGATGCACGACGACTGCGTGATGGCGCTGGCCCTCGCGATCTATGGCCGCACAGGCGCTCCAGGGGTTGGCGTATGGTAGACGAAACCAGGCGCTGTTCAATGTGTTACAAGTGGATGCCCGCAGATGATCTCCGTCCAGTGCATTGGGGATGCTACCGCGATGCTGCGGCAGCGGTAGAAACCGAAACCCGCTATATCATGGCCCGGTCTGAATGGGATGGAGGAAGAGTGGCGAAGTATTTTGATTATGACCATGATGACCCACTCTAGGAAGGAACTCCGATGTCAGAGTTGCGGTAAGCTCCTGGCCGAGAAGGCCGCACCCGGCACGGTGATCGTCTGTTCCCGGTGTAAGTCCCGCAACGAGGCTGATTGACTCGATCTGACGCGGCGTGGTAGAGTCCTCGATAGTGGCCTAATCCGGTGATGTGTCCGAGGCGCAAGCCCGAACGCCGGGGAGGTCGCTTTTGGCGTTCTGGGACACGCTGTTCCGCAAGCAGCAACCGGAATTGTCCACTACCGTCCCGCTCAACATGGGCGTGGGCGTGGCCTCGTATCCTGACGCCAACTACGAGAACTTCGCCTCCGAGGGCTATGGCAAGAACGAGATCGTTCACGCCTGCATCCGCGAGCTAGCAACCTCCGCAGCTACACCCCGGTACTATGTCTCGGCCCCGTCAACCGATGGCGGCACCGTTGAGGTTGACCGGGGCCTCCTCTACGACCTGACCACTACGCCCAACCCCTACAGCGACTGGTATTCATTCATCGAGAGATTGGTCACGTTCCTCATGGTCGCAGGCAACGCCTACGCCATCAAGGAGCGGGCGCGGAACGACCAGGTCTCAGCCATCTACCTCCTGCGGCCCGACCGCGTGACCATCGTGCCTGGGGACTACGGGGCGCAGGGCTACATCTACACCGTCGGCAGCACAGAGTACAGCGTGGACGTCCGCGATATGTGTCACCTGGCACTCCCGCATCCGAGTGGCGATCTCTACGGCCTCAGTCCGCTCAAGGTGCTGTCCCGCATGGTCAACCTCGATCTGAACATGACCGACTTCGCGAAGATTTATTTCCAAAACGCTGGCGTCCCGTCTGGACTGCTGAAGATCAAGCGCCGGCTGACCTCCCAGGAGGAGGCGTCGACGATCCGGTCACGGTGGCGCAGCCAGTTTGGCGGGGTCAACAACTTCCATCGGATCGCCATCCTCGACGACGATGCCGAGTACCAGCCCATGTCCAACTCTCCGAAAGACATGGAACTGGCAGGTTTGCACAACCTGACCGAGTCCAGAATTTGTGCTGTCTTCGGCGTTCCACCGATTTTGGTGGGCGCAAATGTCGGACTCCAAAGAAGCACCTTCAGCAACTATCGGGAGGCCCGTCTGGCGTTCCACTCCGAGACCCTGGAGCCGATGGTCGCCCGCATCCTCCGGTACTTCAACCGCAACCTGTTCGACGAGTACACCGGGAACGAGACCCTCGCGGTCGACTGGGCTGCAATGCGGGGCGTCCTCGATGACCAGGCAGCGACGACCGCTCGGCTGACAGCCCTGTTCGCTGGTGGGATTATCACTCTCAACGAGACGCGGGAGGAGTTGGGATTCGACGCGGTTGATACTCAGGCGCTCTACGAGGATAAGAATGCGGAGGCCGCACGGCGGGATATGTACATCAAGTCCGGCGTCCTGACTGTTAATGAGGTCAGGGCCGAGATGGGGCTGGGGGCTACCGACAACGTAATCAGCTATCCAACCCTCGCAGCTATCGGGTCTGGTGTCCTAACCGTCAACGAGGTTCGGCATGGCTTGGGGTTAACCTCTGTGGCGTGGGGGGATGAGCCGCCCGCTGCGGCTCTACCACAAAGCACCATGTCGCTGGCGTTGCCTGAGCTGAAGGCTCCCCGTGTGGCCCCGCGTGGCCGGATAATGCGGGAGCAACTGATCGAGGAGCGCGAGGAGGAGACGGACGAACTGGCTGCCAAGGTACTAACCCACTTCCGAGGCATCAGGAACCGCGTAGACGGCATCCTGGGGCGTCACATGGAGCGTCAGACCGAGGTGGTCAAAGACTTCCCATTCGGCGTTGAGGATATGCTGCCGCCCATCGAGACGGGCAACCTGTCGCGCATCCTTGAGGCAACGGCGCGGAAGGTTAGCAAGAAGACGTTCTCGATCATCAACGCCCTCGGCATTGCCGGAACCCTGGATTGGGATGACAAGCTGCCCGTGGTGCAGGAGGCACTGGTGCAAGCTCCGACACGGGCCGCGATGATCCACCGGACAACCAACAAGGCCATCAGCAAGGCCGTCGAGATCGGCGTGGAGCGGGGCTACACGGTCACGCAGTTGGCGCGGGGAGTACCGGACGACAACTTCCCAGGCATCCGCTCTTTGCTGACTGAGACTGAGAACCGCTCCCGGCTGATCGCCCGCACCGAGATCATGCGGACGCAGAACCAGACCACGGTCGGGTTCTACAAGGAGCAGGGTTTTTTCTACGTCCAGGCTGACGACGGCGGCGATTCTGACGACACCTATATTGACCCTGGCGATGGTCGGACTTGCTCCGAACGGAACGGGCTGATTTACACAACGGAAGCAGCCGCCCTCGTAGACGACCACCCGAACGGGACGCTGAACTGGATGCCGATGCCCAGGGGATTCAAGCCGGAGGAGCAGGCCATATGATTCACAAGACCATGATCGCCAGCGCCAAGGCCATCGACGAGGCCGAGGGCATAGTCGAGGCGTACACGAACACAATGGGTGTCATGGACGCGGACGGGGACATAGTAGAGCCGACCGCGTTCGACAAGTCCATCCGCGAGAACCTCCCGATTCCCGTGCTGTCAGGCCATGACCAGGGGAAGCTCGTCGGCAAGGTCATCTTCGCCCAGCCCAAATACATCGAAGGCGACGAGTACCGGCTGTTCACGCGGATGCAATTCAACATGGACACCGAAGCGGGCCGGGACGCCTACAGCAATGTGGCAGGCGATTACGTCCGCGAGTGGAGCATCGGCTTCAACATTCCGCAGGACAGCGACGTGAGCCAGGAGGGCAGCGACGTCTCGACTGTACTGCGACGGATCGCGAACCTCGATTGGGTGGAGGTCTCGTCGGTCATCCGAGGATCGTCACCATCGACCTCGACAGTTGCGGCTAAGACCTCGCCGGTAACGGATGAGGCGAAGGGCGCGATCCCGTCCCACCTGACGGCATGGGTCGAGGACGCCTGGGACGGTAGCCTGATGCGTGGCCGCATCAAGGGCAGCGCGGCGATCCTCCGAGCGGCTCATGCCTGGGTAGATGTCGAGGGCGATCCCGAACTCAAGTCAAGCTACAAATATCTACACCATCAGATCGGTCGGAACGGTCGAGGCGGTGCGGCTAACGTCAGGGCCATCACGACTGCTCTGGCGAACCTCAACGCCCGCAAGATGGCGATACCGGAGACCGACCGACGCGGGGTCTACAACCACCTGGCGCGGCATCTCCGCGAGTCTGGTCGCAGGCCCTCCGAGCTACGGTCTGCCGATCTTCCCGACGGGTCGAAGCCGTACCCCAACTTCCACGCTTGCAGGATGCGGGAGCCTGGTCAGTTCGACACGTTCCGCGCCAGCACTGAGACCATTGACGACCGGCCCGTGGAGATATTATTCGGGCGAGACAAGGACACCGGCGATTGGGAAATTGCTTCATACCGCCTGCCGTTGGATGACTGGAGCGAGACCGAGGCCAGGTCGTTCTGCACCGATCACGATGGCATCCTATTTGAGCCAGCAACTGGCGAGGAAGACACCGAGGACGCACCGGACGTAGCCGCCTCCGACACGGCCCCAGAGGCTGTCTTGGACACGGCAGAGCGATCCCTGCGCCTACAACGTGCCAAGCTCGCCCTGCATGGAATACACAACCAGAAAGAGGAGTAAGGATTTTGAACACGCACGAAACCCGCAAGGAAGCCAACGCTCTCCTTGGTCAGGCCGAAGCGGCCCTCGCTGGCGGCAACGTCGAGCAGTTTGAGGGGATGATCGCGGACGCGCAGACCAAGATGGCAGAGGCCGACAAGATCGACCAGGCAGCGAGTCAGTTGAAGGCGCTCAAGGGCGAGTTCAATCGACCCGTCAATACCGTGCCGATAGCCGACAAGGATGTCGCGGCATACGACCCGAACGACACGACCGCCAGCACCAAGTCGTCATATAAGCCGTCCTCGTGGGTCAAGGAAATGCCCGCGATGGCGCAACCGATGTGGGTGCAGGAGCAGATGGGTCAGACCCAGAAGGACGAGGCCCGGTTCCAGACCGACACGTTCGTCAAGTGGCTCAGGGCACCGTCCGACGACGTGTTCTGGAAGACCGCCAGCGCAGACGAGGTCAAGGCCATGCAGGAGGAGACCGACGCCGAGGGCGGGTTCTTCGTTCCTGAGCAGTTTGTTAACCAGGTAATTCGAGACCCAGGAGTCCCAGGTTCCCAGCTTCGGCCCCTCTGCACCGTGATCCGCGTCAGTTCCAAGGACGGCTACGTTCCCACGATGGGTTCGGCCACCTGGGCGGCGATA